ACATCTTATAGAATTCAACAAATGGTTGAGGGCTATAATATATCAGACCTTAATTGGGGAACTTCAGATGCACAATCAGTAACTTTATCTTTTTGGGTTCGTTCAAGTGTAACAGGAACATTAGGTGGTTCAGTTGCTAATGGTGATTTCAATAGATTTAATCCATTCTCTTATACTATATCTTCTGCAAATACATGGGAATACAAAACAGTTACTATTGCAGGTGATACATCAGGAACATGGTATACCAACAATGGTATAGGAATAAGATTAAACTTTAGTTTAGGTGCAGGTTCTGCTAAATTAGGAACAGCAGGAACTTGGACTTCTTCAACAAAAGAAGGAGTTACTGGACAAGTAAACCCAATACAAACAAATGGCTCTACATTTTATATTACAGGAGTACAATTAGAAGCTGGTGGATCAGCTAGCAATTTTGAATACTTACAATATGGGCAACAGTACGCAAATTGTCAAAGGTATTATCAGACATTACTAGATTGCAACCAAAGTTATGTAAATGCAGGTATGCATGTTGGTGGTAGATTACAATTTAATACTGAAATGAGAGCAAATCCAACTACTACTGCTACTGTAGATACATCAGCTAATGTAGACAATAGTTATACTTTTTACAGAGTTAGAACTAATAGTCTAGGGTATTATCAATCAGCAAGTGCAGCAGGTAATTTCTTTTGGTACACAGATTTTGTAATGGATTCGGAGCTATAACTATGGAATATAAATTAATAAGAAGTGCTATATCAGATGAGATAGTTCAAGTAAATAAAATAGTAGAAAATGAAGATGGTAAAACTATTACCATGTCAATTCCTCTTGATGAAGATAATACAGATTATCAAGAATATTTAAAGTGGACTAAAGCAAGTCCTATGAATGTAGCAGAGGAGACAGAATAATGGCTGATATAGTATTAACAGGAAATACCTCTGGAGCTATTACAATTGCAGCACCAGCAGTAGCAGGAACTAATACACTTACATTACCTGCAAGTACAGCAACAGTGGCTATAAATTCAACAGGTGGTGTAGATTCAAATACAGGACTAGGTGATGGTACTTTTGATGCTAACACTACAGGTGCTAATAATACAGCTGTCGGTAAAGATGCTTTAGCTGCAAATACTTCAGGCAGTAAAAATACAGCAGTTGGACAAAATGCTTTAGACTCTAATACTACTGCCGATTTTAATACTGCTGTTGGCAGTGATGCTCTAGGTCTTAATACGACAGGTACAAATAATACTGCTGTAGGTAAAAATGCCCTAGAATCAAATGTAGGGGGTAATTTAAATACTGCTGTAGGTAAAAATGCTTTAGGATCAAATGCAAGTGGAGGTGATAATGCTGCTTTTGGTAGTGGTGCATTAGCAACTAGTACAGGATCTAGGAATACTGCTTTAGGTTATAACTCAATGACTGCTACTACTACAGGAGAAGATAATGTTGCTGTAGGCACAGGTGCTTTATCAGCTCAAACAACAGGTGGTGATAATGTAGCAGTAGGACATTTGGCTTTGTCAACTTTAACAACAGCAGGTAATAATACAGCAGTTGGTGATAGAGCATTACAATCAAATACCTCTGGAGAAAACAATGTAGCTATAGGTACTTTAGCTCTTGATGCAAATACTACAGGTACTTTAAATACAGCAGTTGGTAGAGATGCTTTAGGTAGTAATACAACTGGTTCTAACACTGCAGTTGGTAGAGAAGCATTAAGAGATAATACAACTGGTACTTCGAACACATCAATGGGTGTATCTGCTTTATCATCTAATACAACTGCTGATAGTAATACTGGTATAGGTACAGCTTCTTTAAAAGATAATACTACAGGAACACTTAACACAGCAGTTGGTAAAGATAGTTTGACTAATAATACTACTGGTAATAATAATGTAGCTATTGGTTATGATGCTGGAAGTGCAGATACTACAGGTTCACAAAATACTTTTTTAGGTAGAAGTGCTGGTGCTAATGTAACAACTGGAAGTAATAATACAGTTATTGGTCATGATTCATCATCTTCAAGTGCAACAGTAAGTAATGAATTTACTTTAGGCAATAGCAGTATTTCTAACCTTCGCTGTAATGACACATCTATATCTTCACTTTCTGATGCAAGAGATAAAACTAATGTACAAGATATTCCATTAGGACTAGACTTTGTTAATCAGATGCGACCTGTATCTTTTGATTGGAATAGACGAGATGGTTCATATAAAGGTAAAAAAGACTTTGGATTTATTGCACAAGAGTTAAAAGAAATTCAAGATAAAACAGATTATGCTGACTATATAAGATTAGTAAAAGATGAAAATCCTGAAAAATTAGAAGCTGACCCTATGAAAACATACCCTGTTTTAGTAAAAGCAATACAAGAACTCTCTGCAAAAGTAGAAGAATTAGAAAATAAATTACAAGGAAAATAAAATGACTGACGAAATCGCAACAGCAGATGTAAAGACAAAAAAAGAAATAGCTAAAGACTATTCTGCAATGCTAGATTCTGTAAACTTACTTGATAAGATGAGAACTAATCCACCTGTAGATATGACTGACAAAGAAGTAGCAAATTGTATTTCTAGGAATGTAGAGCATCTTGAATTAATGGTAGCTAAAGACTATTGGACAACAGAAGATATGACAACAGTTAATGCAGCAATCGGAGACTAAATAATGAGTGTAGCAATCAACGGAACTAATGGTATTACATATAATGATGGAAGTGTTCAAGCATCTGCTCCTGTAGGTAAAAATAAAATTATTAATGGTGATATGAGAGTAGACCAAAGAGATGGTACAGCTACTATTAATGCAACAAGTGTTACTTATAATGTTGATAGATGGTTAGGTAGAGGAGTTGCTTCTGCTGGAGTATTTACATTAGCACAAGATACAACTTCACCAGCAAATTTTACAAACTCTTTAAAAGCAACAGTCACTACAGCAGACAGCTCTATTGCTAGTGGATCTTCTTATAGAATTCAACAAATGGTTGAAGGTTATAATATGGAAGACCTTAATTGGGGAACTTCAGATGCACAATCAGTAACTTTATCTTTTTGGGTTCGTTCAAGTGTAACAGGAACATTAGGTGGTTCAGTAGCTAATGGTGATTTTAATAGATTTAATGTATTTTCTTATACTATATCTTCTGCGGATACTTGGGAATACAAAACAGTTACTATTGCAGGTGATACATCAGGAACATGGCCGACAAATAATAGTTTATCATTAAGATTAAACTTTAGTTTAGGTGCTGGAAGTACTTTATTAGCAGCTGCTGGCTCATGGGGTGCTTCAACAAAAGAAGGAGTTACTGGGCAAACAAATGTAATTGCTACAAACAGTGCAACTTTCTATGTTACTGGAGTACAACTAGAAGCAAATACAACTGCAACACCATTTGAATATTTACAATATGAACAGCAATTAGCATTGTGCCAAAGATACTATTATCAATGGAACACTACTTCAGCTAATAATTTTCTTATGTTTGCTATGGGTGTAGGTACTACAGCATTATATGGAATAGTTCCTTTTCCAACTACTATGAGAAGTAATCCATCGTCAATAACTTTTGGTTCAGGATGGGGTAGATGGTTAGGTGGAGCATTAACATCAATTTCAACAATTGGTATTGCAGAATCTGGAACTACAAGTGCAACTTTAAATTGTACTACTACTGGAGTAACAGCAGAAAAAATGTATGGAGTATTGCCTGGTGGCGCTACTAATTACATAGGATTTAATTCGGAGCTATAATATGACATATAAAAAAATTACTATGGAAACTGTAAATGGTGTAACTCAAGAACATATTATTATAGATAATGGTGATGGTAGTTTTACATCTTTTCCAGTAGATAAGACTAACCAAACATACGCAGCTTGGGTAGAAGAAGGTAACAAACCAGAAGAAGCAAAATAAGGAGAAAGTATGTTAAGCATTTTATCGGGAATATTAGGCTTTGCTACATCAGGACTTCCTAGTGTATTAAAGTTTTTTGAACAAAAGGGCGATCAGAATCATGAACGTGAGATGGCTAAAATTGAAATGCAAAGAAGTTTGGCAATGGCAGAAAAAGGTTTTGCTTCACAGGAAAAAATTGAAGAACTTAAAACCGAACAAGTTAGCATGGATACATACACTCAAGAAAGAGTGGCGTTATATAAAAACGACGAAGCGTCTGCAGAAGGGGCATCTACTTGGGTTATTAATCTTCGTGCTAGTGTTCGCCCCATTATCACCTATATTTTTGTTACTATTCTTTTGGTGGTCGATTTTGTAGGGTTATACTGGGCTATTTCCTCTGGACATAATTATGCAGAAGCTATGCACATTGTATTTAGTAACGAAGAAATGGCTATTCTAGCGTCTATTATTGGCTTTTGGTTTGGGTCTAGACATTGGGAAAAATAAGTGAATACATCAGAAAAGGGTATAACCCTCATAAAGTATTTTGAAGGAGTACATGCCACACCTTATAGATGCCCTGCGGGCTATTGGACTGTCGGTGTTGGTCATCTTATTAGTTATGATGATGAACTACTTTCTTCATGGGATCGCACTTTTTCAGATGATGAAATAAATAACTTATTAAAAAACGATTTAAAGAAATTTGAAAATGGAGTTATTCGTCTACTACATCCTAAACAACCAAATCAATCTGAGTTTGATGCTCTTGTTAGCTTTAGCTTTAATCTTGGCTTGGGATGCTTTCAAAGGAGTACAGTTCGTTCGGCTTTTGTGCGTGGTGATAAAAAGAGAGCTGGCGAAGTTCTTTTAAAGTATTGTTATGCTGGAGGACGTAGACTCAAAGGGTTAATTAGAAGACGATTAGCAGAACACGCTCTATTTATGGAAAAAGAATTACATGCCACTTAGTAAATTAAAATTTAGACCTGGTATAAACCGAGATAAAACTGATCTTGCTCAAATGGGCGGATGGTATGATGGTAACTTAATACGATTTAGAGAAGGCTTTGCTGAAAAAATAGGTGGCTGGCAAGCTGAAACTTTTGACCAGTATGTAGGGGAAGCCGTCAAACTATTTGTATACTCTATAGATACAGGCGCAGAAGTAGCAGGACTAGCAACCACTAAAAAAATATATATTAGGGCGGGTACTAAGCTTTACGATATAACTCCTATACGAGCTACATTTACTACTTCAACTACGCCTTCCACAGATAATTGTTTTACTACTAACACCACTACAGGTACTGAAGGTCAAGTCTTAGTTACTCTTGCTGGACACGGTGCTACTACAGGTGACTTTGTAACTTTTAGTGGCGCAGTTGCAGTTGGCGGTATTACAGCTGTACAACTTAATATAGAGTTTGAAGTAACAGTAATAGATGCTAATACATTTACTATTGAGACCGCTGGAACAGCTACTTCAGCTGCTACAGGTGGTGGTACTGGGATTACTGCAGCGTTTCAAATTAATATTGGAGCTGATTCTTCTGTTGCAGGATATGGTTGGGGTGCAGGTACATGGAGTCGAGGAACATGGGGTGGAGCTTCTGTTCTTCCCGCTATCGTTGATGTACGACTTATCTTTATGGACAACTTTAATAACGACTTAATATTTAATTTAAACAACGAGGGTCAAATTTTCTTTTGGGAATATGAGAATACTTTTTCTAATAGAGCTGTATTATTAAGTTCAATAGCTGGCGCAATAGCGGTTCCAGAAAAAACTGAAAAAACATTGTTTGCTTCTAGTGGACACTTACTATGTCTAGGTGCTAGTGCATATAGCGAAACAGCTACTGCAGGTGCTACTATTTCAAGTATTACAAGTTCTACAAC